CCCTTGATGCTCTGATCGGCGGGGTCCATCGCCGCCAGCTTCCGTTTCGTGCTGGCCACGGCTCGCCGCTGGGTCACCAGCCCCTGGCGCCGCGTCGGCTTGGTCCCCTGCTTCCTCCCCCTGGCGGGTGATGCCGGCCCAGAGGGGCGGCTGGCGCGACTACCGCCAGACCCCCCGCCAGAAGCGAAGCGACCACGGGAGTCGCGTTTGTAACTGCGGGCCATCCCTGCGAATCTGCTGCCTCAGCTTTCCGGCAACCTCACCCAAACGAGACCCTTGCTGTGGCCGCCATCCGCCGTGGGCGCGAGACATTCGCCGGGTTCAACAAGCCCAAGCGCACCCCAGCCACCCCACGAAATCCCATGCCGTGCTGGCGCGGGAGGGTGGCACCACGAAGCTGATCAGGTTCGGGCAGTAGGGCGTCAGTGGCAGCCCCGCCAGGAAGGGAGAGAGCCAGGCGAACAAGCAGCGTCGGGCCAGCTTCAAGGCCAGGCACGCGGCGAACATCGCCAAGGGCAAGCTCAGCGCCGCGTACTGGGCGAACCGGGTGAAGTGGTGATCAGCCCTTCGGCTTCGGCTTCCGCTTGCGCTTCGGCTTCTGCGGCCCCTGGGTGTTCCGCGGCCCGGGCTTGATCACGTTCTTCCCCTTGCCCTTGCCCTTCGGCAGCACCGGCGCCAGCTGGCGGTCATAGATCTCCGTGGCGCGTGCGGCTGGCTTGCTGCCCCGTGCGGCGGCGGCGGCGGCCCGCTTAGCCCGCTCGCGGATGATGCCCTCGGCAGCCCTGAGCTCCTTCTGCGGACTGCGCTGCAGCACCGTCCTGGCCACATCACGCGCCACCCCCTTGGGCCCTTTCGCAATGCCCATGTCCCGAGCGGCCCGCATGGCCCACTTCCTGGTCAACGCATCGCCGGCTGCCTTGATCCGCTTGAGTGGTTCCATGGCATCGCGGATCTCATCGCGGATGTCGCCCTTGATTCCGTCGATGCGCCCGCGCAAATAGTCGACCTTCGCCTGCCGACCCTTGCGAGTGATGGGGGTGCGGATGATCTTGTTTTTTGGTTGACTGGCTTCTTTCTGAGCTTCAATGTAAATACGTGCCGCCTTCTCGGTCGTCCTGAGTGAGTTCGTGATCTGGCGAATACTACGAGCACCAGTTTTCGCCTGAACTTCTCGATTTGTGTAGCCAGTTCCTCGCTCAATCAATCGCCTCATCTCTGCGCCCTGTTTCTGAGCCTTTGCATAGTTCGCCCTTGCTCGAAGCAATCGCCTGATGTGCGGAGGCAGGCTTTGATCCAGTGCTGCCCGAGCAGCGCGTAGCTGCGTGGCTGGAACCGGCCTGATGTTGTTTGACGCCTTCGGAGGCTTGCCACCTGTTTTCTTTTGGCTTTGCCCGCTGCGCCTGGCATTGCGCTGGGCCTGGAGTTTGGAGCTGATGGGCCTGATGTTGCTGGCCGGGGCTGCCGCCGCCGGCCCTACCGCTTTTTTGGGCTGGACTTCCGGGGCTTTGTTGCATTGGCAACGGCGCGTTTAGTTGACTCAGCTACGCCAAGAGACCCTTTTCCTTTTTTGATGCTTCGCATGGTTGGCCCAAGAATAAAATCGCTGGCGCGATCGTACGTTCTAATTGATAGCATTGTTCTTTTATGAGACTCAGATGCCGGCCTAAGATTTGGGCGCCTAGCTTCAATCCTTGAAACAATTCGCCGTGCTTTTGCATCGTCAATTTTTCGCCCACTTGCTGGCCGCGATTTTGGCTTCTTCGGTGCCGCTGGCAGCGATCCCCCTCCGGCTGGCTTCTTGGCCGAAGCCTTCGCGGGCTTCTTCTTCGTTTTGGTAGGCCCGGCGGCTACCGGCCCTACCGCTTTCTCACCCTTGCCCTTCCTGAATCCCACCCCCAACTTCTTCATCTTCACCGTCCCAGCCTTCCGCGCCGCCGCCAACTTGTTCTTCGCCCTGGTCACAGCACCCTTCTGGGCGCGACGGCTCAGTGCCCCCTTGATCGAGTTGTCCGCCGCATCCATCGCCGCCAGCTTGCCCTTAGCCGCCGCCACCTTCCGCCGTGCAGGCAGTGATCCCCGCGCCTTCGCCGGCTTCGAGCCCTTCGTTCTGCCCTTGGCGGGAGAGGCGGGCCCTGACGGACGGCTGGAGCGGGAGCCTCCCCCGCCACCCGCGAAACGCCCCCTCGAATCCCGCTTGTAGGTCCTGGCCACAGCGCCGCATCAACCGATGCCTGAGCTTTCCGGTCAGCCTTGGCGGAAGTGCTCCAGCCAGTCATCCTTGAGCCGCTGCTGCAGCGGGAACGGCTGGATGGCAGCCACCTGCTCCTGCCCCAGCACCGCCCGCGTCCAGGGTCGAGGGGGCAGGTAGACAGCCCTGGCGCCCTTCCGTGGTGGGCGGCGGCCCCAGGCCCAGATCCAGGCCCCCTCATGCACCGCCGTGGCGTAGTTGGCCGACCACGCGAAGCGAGCTTGGTAGGGGCTGGTCATGCCCCAGTGACCGGTCTGGCGCAGGTTCCCGAAATCGATCAGGTTCCGAGGGCTTCCAGCGGTCACCCCTTCGCCGGCCTGGTAGCTCGCCAGCTTCTCCCGCAACGTGGCGCCGCTGAGCTTCCTGGTCGGCAGATCACGAGGCCAGTTCCAAGCCTTGGCGGTGAAGCTCTGCTGAAATGCGGCGAACAGCTCCCCCATCGCGGCCTTGGTCGCCGCTTGCGCCGCTGCTACGGCCTTGGCCTCCATGTCGGCCATCTCCACCTGCACCCTGACCCGGGAGCTCACGCCGGCACCTCGAAGGCAACGGTGATGGCATCGCCCAGGTTCTGCCGCAGTTCGTCGCCGATGCCGCCGACACCGAAGGCGCCGAACAATTCCGAGATCGTGGCCTGGCCAAGCATCCCGCCAGGGGATCGGGTGGGGAGGTTCTCCAGCCTCCCGAGGAACGCGTTGGCCTTCACCCCTGGCAGCAGTCCATCAGGCGCCAGGCCTGTGGTGTTCCAGCTGAACGCCGATCGTGCCGCTAGCCAGTTCACGCCGCTCGGCACCGTTGCCCACTGGGTGATGAAGCCTGATCGGCTGCCGCTGGTGGCCTTGACGCTCGGCAACGCCTGGGGTGCCCCCACCTGCCCCTTCAGGAACACCTCGATCACGATCGGAGCGCCAGCTGCCGGCACGCCATCGCGGAAGCTGGTCACCACCCCCGGCGGTGTCCACACCATGCGGAGGTTGGCGTAGGGGGCGAAGTCGGTAGCCATGCCCTGAGGTTTCCGGGCTGGCTTCTCTCAAGCAAAAGCCCGGTGGTGAGCCGGGCGAGAGGGGGTGGGTCAGGCGTCGAAACCGATGTCTTCGTTGATCTCCGCCTCGGTCGGCTCGGGGCCGAACGTCTCGCGCTGATACGCGATGCGCTGGTCGATTGACATGGCCTCGAACTCCTCATCAGAGAACGCCATATCGGGATCGACATATTCGCGCCACAGATCAAGACTGGCAGCGGTGTCGGCGTAGGTGCGGATGTTAATGATGGCCATGGTGGGATGAAGTGAAGGCGGGATGGGTTGCCGGATAGGCTCCGGCGGGCCGTGGGGTTAGGCAAATTGCCAAAGCTTCAGTTCCTCTAAAAACAGAACCCTGACACCAGAACTCCCCCTGATTTCAAGCCATTCAGGATAGACGGCAATAACGGTCCAAGTTCCGTATTCGGGATGAGCTTTTTGAATGAGCTTGGTCCCGATACTGATGGTTGCGGTGGCAGTCATGGCTTGGTCGTGGGTGGTGGAAGGTCTCCCCTCCGATGAACCAACCCTAACACACGATTCACCCCTTGCCAACCTCCCGCCGCTCCCGCTGCCAGCGGGCCTGCCGATCGGCTCGGTAGGTCTTCCCCTCTGGCGTCAGCCGCTCCCAGCAGCGGGGGCACAGCAGCTCCGACCGTGTGCCCTTGTGGCGGGCCTGGCAGGCTGCGCAGGTGAGGGTGCAGCCGTAGGCGGCCTGGGGGTCAGGCATTGCGGTCCCTGATCGCCTTCAGAACTGCCGCCACCTGCTGCAGGCGAACCCGCTGCTCGGGATCGAGCATGGGTTGCTGGAATGCCGCGGTGATCGTGTCGGCCATCTCCTGGAAGGTGGCGCCAACCAAACGAATCGCCTGGATCCGCTCGGGGGTTGGGGTCTGGCGGATGGGGTCAGGCATGGGGTTGCTCTTCCGGCTTGGTGGCGTCTTGTAGCTCGTTCCATGAGTTGACCTCAGGGCTTGCTACAGCTCCGTTGTTGCGAATGTCAGCCCATGACCAGGACTCAGCCCCATCTATATGCAGATTGAACTGAATCTCTCCGGCTGGCAGTTCAGGGTGATTTGTTTCCCTGAGAATACGCTGAACCTGATCAGCAATCAGGCGCTTCTGCTGAACACTAAACATCGGCCTGCTCTTGGTGAATCGGCCTGACCCAGTACACGCGGGGCGATGGGGACCGTGGATAAAGTCCCCTGACGTTTGGGAGATTGTTCTCTGCCCAGTTCTGATCTTTTGCAGCCGCAGCATAGCGATCGTGCTCCGCTGCGCTGATAACACGTATGACAACGTCTTTGGTTTCATTCTTGGCGCTGATGGTGCAGCCAAACTCATAAAGCTGGCTTGTAGCGACGTCAGGCATGGGCTTGCTCCTGGTCAGCCAGCGTGTTAGGGGTAACCCGGCGGCAGTGGTTTAGGGCGTGGCGGTGCCAGGCGACGGCGTAGTCAGCGACTTCGCGCAGCTTGGCAAGCATCTCAGCCCGCTCCAGATATGCAACATGATGAGCTTCTGATCCCTGGGGATAGAAATCTCTGGCGTTGCAGGTTGCCACCAAAAGCTTGGCTTCTGCACGCCTGACGGCGTGGTAAAGGTCTTCGTACTCAGCCCTGAGGGTTTCAGCCCCAGTGCCGTTGATGTGAATTGTGGGCAGTGTGGTCATGTGGTGGGGATGTCGAGAATGGGGTGCTGCTGATCGTTGGCGTCTCCGCCCTGGATTGCGTTGATTAGGGTAAAAAACTTGATTTGAGTGCGGTAGCGCTCCGCTTGCCGGTGAAGGTCGGACAATGGGGCGCTGTAACAATCCAATTCAGCCTCATCCGGCAGCACGACAGTAACGGCGGCGTAAATGGCGGCTGCAGGGTCGGTTGGGTTGGATTGTTTGGCCATGGCCTCGGCAAATGCAGCGCGAAGCTCAGCGCGGGTGGGGATAGGCATGGGCCGGGGGTGCAGTGGGGTGGTGCCGGATAGGCTCCGGCGAGCCGGGGTGGGTTCAGGCAGCTGCCTCTTGCTCGGCTAGCCAGGCTTCTACGGCAGCCAGCGCCGACGGGGGGACCATGCGATGGCCGATGGGATGCCATCCCCATTCCGTACACCATCCGCCAGCAGGCTGTATATCCCATCCAGTCAACCTACGGAACATATAAAACACCGCTCGTTCATTAAGCTTCAGTGAATACTGATTATTTATTTGAAAAAGGAGATGCCAAGAAAAATCGTTCCTGGGCCAGGCCTGGACGGTCAAGCCGATAGCGGGATCGGTGTAGACGGTTGTGACGACAAGGGTATTGCCCATGGTGAGAATGCGGTTGGAGTGGTTGCCGGATGGGCTCCGGCGGGCCAGGGGGTCAGCAAGTCAGGAGTTGCTCTAACTTGTTGTAAAAAGTCTCGATGAGCGAAGCTGCTCGACCATACATGGGCAAGTCACTCTGTCGAGCAAAGCGCACTTTCCAGAGGCGGAGCTCACAGCTGACGCCGTAGGCGCCTGGCCAGATATTTTTACATAGGTTGTGTTTCCTGTACTCAGCCTTTTTGACGAGGCTATAAAGTTCTAGGTCATGAAGCCAGGTTGGCAATACTTCGCTCTCAAGCACGCTGACAAAATCAGCAATAGCTAGCTGCACTGCTGCAAGCTGACCCCTCTTCTCGCTAAATCTAATTAACACTTTTTTTATCCACTCGTTCCAATCATTTATATTTTCTTTAGCGCGACGTGCTGCGAACATTAGCTTTGTGCTATCCCAGTCCCTTTGGGCTTTATGGAGATCTTCCTCCCAAAACTTTCTTTCCGCTTCCTGCGCTTCTTCATGGGTAAGAGGCGCAATCACAACTTTGGTTCCACCAATGTGGGCCAGGTACGTGCCATGGTTGGCACTGTGTCTAACTATCTGGCCACATCCTGCCGCCGGCAACTTTGGCGCACCTTCGACCGAGTAGACGTGCTCAAAGCCTACGGCCATAGCTGGCCTACCGGTTTTTTCGTCTTCCCCGAAACGGGGCTGTAGTACAGCGCACCCGTTGTAGCGGGCAAGAAACGAGGATTCTGGCTGTTCCCAACCGCAGCCTCCATCCAAGACAAAACGGGCGGGATGCGTGACGCGGCAGTTAAACAGGGTAATCATTGTCCGTGGGGTGGAGTGAAGGTGGACGCTGCCGGATAGGCTCCGGCGGGCCGTGGGGTTAGGCGGTAAAGCCGCTGTGAATTCTTTGACTCCAGGTAGCTGACAAGCGAAAAGCTGCTTTCCTTGTTTCCAGTTCTCCGGAAATGTTGATGCTTGGATCAAGAGAGCGGAAGCGAGCATCGGCGCACATTCCAATGTTGCGCCAAAGGTTCATGGCGGCAACTTCACGAGTGGGGCAAGTGTGAACGTTCATGGCTTGGTCGTGGGTGGCCGGGGTCGTCTCCGCCCCGTTGAATCAACCCTAACACGTGGTTACCGGATGCGCAACCATCATCCCTGCTGTTCACATTGCGCAATGGGACGCCCGGCCTTCGATACCGTTTCAAGCTGGCCCCAACGAAAACCAGCCACGGCGCCCCCCTTGCGGATGATGGGCCGACCGGACGCTAGGGGCAGGGTAGCCCCCCTCAGCTCCTGACCAGGGTCATCCCCCCGCCAGTAGGGGAGGCAGGCTCCAGGCCCAGGGTCTGCAGGATCCTCCCCCGGAGCTGGGCGATTCGCGCAGCCAGTACCCCGCCAGCGGTGGAGTCAGCACGACCGCCGGACTCGAACTTCACCTGCAGGAGGCTGGTGTCCCACTCCAGAACATCGGCCTTGCGCTTGATGTCGTCCCGGGTGAGCGTGGTGCCAGGCGCTGGCCCCTGGTAGCTCTGCACATTGCCCAGGTGAGCCGTGCCATCGCTCACCTGATCCGCCCAGGTCAGCTCCAGCTCCTCCGCTTCATCGAGCCAGGCTTGCACCTTCCTCACCGTGGCGGGGCTGGTGTCGGCAGCCCGGTTCATCGCCACGCTGATCTGGATCAGGTTGTGGTTTGCGATCGGCCAGCCGAGGTAGCTCCGGATCAGTTCGCGGTCCTCAACGTCGCTGTCGTCGTTGGGTCGCCATAGGGCGTTGAGATCCGGGACAGGGGATAGGAGGGGCATCGGTGGGGTGGGGCTGCTGAAGGTTGCCGTGGACTAGGAACGCTTGCGGGGCTTGCGGCGGGGCTTGGGCGCCGCCCCCTTCGCCCCCTTCGCCGCCGGCAACAGCAACGGCCCACGGGGCTTAGCCGGAGCCTCCGCTTTCGCCTTACCCCTGCCGCCCTTGGCACCCTTGGCGGGTTTCGGCTTCGGGAGCTGAGCAAGCAAGCTGTCGCGCATCTGGGTCAGCCGGGCTAGATCCTTGGCGCGGCCGCCTGCATCTGGGTGGGCCCGCTTGGCGAGCTTGCGATAGGCCTGATTGATCTCGTCGCGGCTGGCACCGGGCTTCAGGTCAAATACATATCGTGCGCGAGAATTAGTGTGAATATCAATCCCGCGAAAAATACCAGGACCATTCCGCCGGTTGCGCTCCGATAGAGGCACGCCCACCGTGTCCTTGTAGATCCTCTCCCAGTCACTGCGGGTTCGAGGTTGACGCCCTGATTCGGTTCCACCCTTGCCCTTGGTGGTAACCCCAGAACCCAATGCGTACAGGAGCTCAAACTCTTTCTTGCTCCTGATACCCCGCTCCCGCGCGTGCTTGCGCACCGCAGAACGCAACTCAGCCATGCTCATCGTCTCCACCGCCTTGCCGTCCTGGAATCGCTTCCCGGCCACGGTGCCGCGGCGCTGAACCGCCGCTTTGATCCGCCGGGCTTTCTCCGCCCTGGTGGGCTTCGCGGGAGGCTTCGCTGGAGCTGGCGCAGGCTTGCCGGTCTTGCCCCGCTTGAATGCCACATCGAGGCGCTTGAGCTTCACCCTGCCGGTCTTCGTTGCTTCGCGCAGCTTGTTCCGCGCCTTGGTCACCGCACCCTTGCGGGCCCCCTTGGATCGCGTGCTTGCTGTGGTGTCCACCTCGGCTGCGGCGAGCTTGGCCCTGGCCGCCGATACCGCCCGCCGCTGCGGCACGAGACCACGGCGCTTAGGTGGCGGTGATCCCTTGCGCCTGGTGGGCGCCGAGGGCTTGGAGGTCGCCGAGGGCTTGGCTGGCCCCGAGGCCTTCGCGGTCCTCGCGGTCTTGGCCTTGCCGCCGCCAGAGCGAATCGTCCCACCAGAGGCGAAGCGTCCGCTGTTGTCTCGCTTGTAAGTGCGGGCCATTCACCACGCGCCTGGTATCGCAGTTTTCCGGAAAACTGAGGCATTTGACGCAACCCCCTCCCTATGGCCACCCGCACCTACAAGCGCGATGCGAACGGTCGCTTTGCCGGTGGCGGTGGTGGCAGTAGCGGCAAGGGTCGCGGCGGAGCGAAGCCAGCCAAAGCGGCCAAGGCGAGCAAGCCGGCCAAGGCGAGCAAGGGCCGCCCCAAAGGTGCCAGCGGCGGCAAGACAGGCAGCAGCGTGAAGCAGAAGAAGGCAGCAGCTGAACAGGCCGCGCGGTCTGCGCAGTTCAAGGGCAAGGCGCCCGTCAGCAAGGCAAAGGCTGCTTACAAGGCGGCAAAGTCAAAGATGCGCGAGATCGCCATGCTCGCAGGTGGCAACCCCAGCGCCAAGGGCGTGAAGGGCCGGACGGATGCCTACGCTCAACGCAAGCGGGAGGAAGCAAAGGCTTATTCCGCTGCGAAGGCACGGGTGAAGCAGCTGGAGAAAACGCGAGGCGCGAAGGGCAGGAAGAAGCGCTGATCACCCCGCCAGGCGAGAAAGCCACAGCCTCCCGGGGCCGCTGATCGTGGTGCTCAGCAGGCTGGCGACCTTGTGGCTTTCGGACTGCGGCAGGTTCAGGGCCGCATCGCGCAGCACCTGCCTGGTGGCATCCTCATCCCGAGCGGAGACGCAGGCATGGGCCATCAGGTAGGAGATCAGGCTTTCGGGCAAACGATTGTCGTTGCTCATGCGCAAGCTAGAATAACGGCTTAGGCCAGTTTTCCAAGCCTGATGACCGCAACGCCAACCGCTCCAGCTCCAACCACGCCCCTTGTCGGCGCCGAACTGCTCGCCAAGATCAAGCAAATCGGCCAAGCGCCGAAGGATCACGTTGTCATCGCCTGCGGCTACGTCCGCAAGGACGGCAAGCCTGCGTACACCGCCTTCTACGAGGCACACATGGCCGCCCATGGCCTCGCGCTGCAACCACCCACCAAGCCCGCGAAAGCCGGCAAGCCCCTGAGCTTCCGCGCCAAGGTCACGAAGGCCGGCATGGTGCCGATCGGTGCGGCCTACTGCAGCCTGATCAGTGCTGGCGAGGGCGACACCATCACCATTGAGCACCTTGGCGACACGTTGGTGTTGCGCAAGGAAGTAAATGAAGTAGTGGAGACCACCGAGCCCGCCGCCTGCCCCGCTCCCGTGCCAGCCGCCCCGGCATCGGTGGATCCTGGTGAGGAGTCCGATGACGACGACGGGGAACCGGAGATCACCGCGCCGTTCTGATCAGCACATCGGCCGGGGGCTGCGGCCCCTGGCCTTGAATCCACTTTGCCACGCATCGCCATGAAAAAGATTGATTTACGTGACTCCATTGGGCAAACCTTGACAGGATTTGCTTTTTCAGCCCGCGATCACATTTTTGTACTGGTCTTCAACCGTTGCCAGTGGCTTGCCTTGCGAGCCGTTGAGCCAGAAGCACGAGGTAGTGAGCTAGTGGAAGATATTGAACTGATACGCGAAGATCTTCCCGGCATGTTTCGCAATAAAGACCTGATCGATACTGGCCTTTTCTCAAGCGAAGAACTTCTGCAGATTCGGAGAAATGTCGCAGATAAACGGATTGCGATGACTGAGTATCGCGATCGAATGGAATATGAACGGCTTAAAGAGAAGTTTGACCGCAAGCGTCACCAAGCAAGTCCAGCTGACCAGTTCCACTCTTAAGCACTTTGCCACGCATCGCCATGTCACCAAGCCCATTTCATGTCATCCACATCACGTCGGATAGCGCAACGATCCAACAAGATCCAGATTGGAAAGAAAACATCTTTAAGCTTTTAGATTCTGGTGTAGAGTGCCCGTTGATAATCAGAGACTCGCCTATTGATCAAAAATTTCTCAATCAACTACTTTCCCTTAAGGAAAGCCCCAAGTTCTGGAAAAAAGATTGGAAGGAGGGCTCTCCTGTCTACGCCTATCTTGAAGGCGGATGGAATCGCTTCACTGGGCGCGATACGTCTTACAAGCAAAACGCTGTCTACCTAGCAATAGACCCCATAGTTGATATTCTCCTTAAGCTTCACTACGGCAACGAGTTATGGATGGCTGAAACCGAACTCAGAAAAGAAGCAAAACGAGCAAAGGAGGTAACCACTGAACTCGAAACAGCAAAAACCCGCATCGCAGAGCTCGAAGCCGATCTAGCGGCAGCGCTGCGAAGCCTGAGGATGCTTGGGCAGGGCGGGGATCACTCAAACAACGGCACCGATTCCCCTAGCGACTGAGTCCGCCCCGGGAACAGGCGCCGTTCTGATGCGGTAGGTGTGCGCAAGGCCCGCGCCAGCTCCATGTGGGCCTTCACCATGTCTGGCCCGCGTTCCTGCAGCTTCAGGATCTTCGCGTCCATCGCGTCAATCAGATCGGGATCCTTGAGCCGGTCGCGTTGGCGCTGCAGTCCGTCAAGCCGCGCTGTGTGCTGCCCTTCGGCGTAGGCTTCCACACCCCGCTCATGCTCCGCCTGCCAGCGTTCGGAGTCGAGCAGCACGCCGCGCAGGGTCTTATCGCGCTCCTGCACCGCTTCATCGGGAGCGGGCACCACCACGCACCGGCAGCGAGGATGCCAGGGCACCGGAACCCGATCAATCGGGTAGATCCTGCCGTTCCGGCTGGCGCAAGTCGGGCACACCCGTTCGTCGTTGCTCGCCAGGACCCGGACGTAGCTGTAGCCCTGTTCGCGGGAGCGCATCAGGGTGCCCTGGGTGTAGGCGTTGGCCAGCTCCGACCGGGCGATGTTCGCGGCCCGTTGCTCCAGCCCCAGCCGCTGGGTGATGCCATTGGGATCCTTGGCGCCGCGCAGGGCCCGCCTGATCTGGGTCTCCAGCTGGCTGGGCCCCCAGCCCCGCGTTGCACCCTCACCCACGATGTTCACCAGGGCATCGCGGAACCGGGCCGTTTCGCCCTGGATCAGGGCTGAGGTCGTCAGTGCCGCGGCGCGGATCGCGAAGGGGTCGGCGCCGGTGAAGGGCACATCTTCTTCAGGGCGCCGCACCATGGCCACCAGCTGGGCGCCAAGGTTCCCGCCAAGGCGAGCTGCTTCCTTCAGGTCCTGCTCGTAGCGTGCGGTCCACTGCTGCAGCTCAGCCTCTCCGAAGAAGCCTTGAGCGTCCTGAAGGATCGCCCGAAACTTCGCGGTTGCCTCTGCTGCTGAGTAGGCCCCGGGCCGCCGGATGGCATTGCGGTTGGGGTCGTAACCCTGAGGGCCGAGCGCGTCGATGTATTGGCTGTAGTGGCGCCGGAGATCAAGAAGAACCCGTTGCATCGACCGGCGGATCAATGCAACGGTGTTTTTTGCGGCGCGTTTCTCCAGCTCATCTAGGGCCTTGGCGAAGTCATCGACGACGCCAACGATTCGCCTCGGCTCTGGCAGCTGGGAGTCAGCCATTCAGATCAGGACTCGAAATCGGGCTCGGTCCCGTCCTCATCATCGCCTTCATCGTCTTCATCAACGGCGACACTGAGGTGCAGGTCGTGCTTGATTTTGTCGAGCACATAGACGACCTCAGGCAGGCTGGCGCCGGCTTCGTTGTCTTCAAACTCGGCAGTGACTTCCGCAAGGATCGCGGCTTCCAGGGTTTCGAGGCTCATGGATGGAGTGAGCGGGACGGCTTAGCTTTCCGGAGGGAGGCCTCCATCTGCATTCACGTCCGGCAGGTCAGCCGGCAGCGGCTCCTCGTCCTGGATCCGCTGCAGCTCGTCCTCCGCCGTGGTGTTCAGGCGCAACCGGCCACGGCGCATCAGCTCCTCAATAGCCGACTGCTTGCTCAGCAGGGTGGCCCCGCCGGTCAGCTTCTGGATTTCGTCGGTGTCAGCTGCTGTCATCGGCGGCTCGAACAGCGTCGCGCTCATCTGAATGCCAGCATCAGGCGACAGGGTTTCGCCGGTGAACATGCACCAGAGCTTCATCAGGCTCTGCACCATCGACGCCTTCTGTTGGGCCACGCTTTCCACCGTGGCTTCGGTCTGGGCCCCCTCCAGGCCGGCCTGTGTGGCCGTCTTGGTGGCGCCAGGGTCGCCATAGAGGAAGCCGAGGGTTTGGCGGCTGATCAGCTTCTCCACCTCAGCGATCTGCGCCCGCTGCTCGACCAGACTGCTGGCCGATGGCTCGGCGAAGTTGAAGGATCCGCCAGGCTGGAGCTCCACGACACTGTTGGGTCCCAGGACCAGCTGACGCGGCGGCTCGCCAGGGGCGGACGGTGTCAGGCCCATGGCCACAGGGACTGGCATCGCGCATTTGTGGGTTTTCTCCCGAAGGTCTGAGCGCTGCTGGAAGTGCTCGACAGAGTGCTCCACAACCTGGCGCAGCAGCATCGCGCCATTGCCGAACAGGTCGCCATCTGGCGAGTACCAGATGACTGGCGCTACAGCCAGCGGCTCACCGCGGGGGCCCAGATAGGAGCCCTGGTCATCGGGATCTGGGACGGCCTGCAGGTTGTCGCCAACCCGCTTGATTTCGTAGACCTGCCAACCCTCGCGGTCGATCACGCGATACCTGGGCTCGGTCTTCACGCCGAAAGGGGGATCCCTGATTTCCTTGAGCTCCAGAATCGTCACCTGATCCAAGGTCTCAACCCCGTTCACGATCGTTGTAAACCAGTTCAACACCCTGGCCCGTTCGCGCAGGATGAAGTAGGGGCTGACGCCGTTGGCGATCTCTGCGGCTCTGTTGACCGACTGGTTCTGCGGCATGTCCACCTGAATCACCACAGCGCCATCGCGCAGCGCGTAGGTATCGGCCTTAAGCAGCGCTGCGGCAAGGCTGTTTCCGGCCCGATCAATGTTGTTCTGCGCGTCCAACAACGTCTGTGGTGCGTCCACAAGTTCGTACTTGGACAGCACGCCAGCGAATGCCGTAATCGAACCACGGAAGAAGTCAGCGAAGACCGAGCGATCCAGGCGGGCTTTATAGGCTTCAGGCGGCTCCTTTGGTTCCTGCGGCAGGTATCTCTCCTTCACCCCGCGCATCATGTTGAACGCGTCGTAGGCGCGTTGCAAATCACCTGCAACCTCACGCAACACCGGATGCTGATAGCTCGGCAGCTTGGGATCATCTATTGGGTGCTGAAGCTCCACCAGGCCGCAATGGCTGCTGATGGAGCTTTCCGGGTCTCATCAGATTCCGGCACCAGCCTGCAAGGTGCGGGCTGCCTGGTTTGAGAGGCTGCGGCCCTCGTGCTCGCATTGCTCAGCGAGCCACACGTAGATCGACCACGGAACTGTGATCGTGATCCGTCGCGGGGTCCGCAGGTGAGGGGGGATGGCGGGAGCTGGGTTGTGCATGGCGGTGATGCGGTGGAGAAGGGCCAATGGATCGGCCCACACCATGGCTATCAGAGCGGTTGCTCAACAACAACCGATGCAGCCGATTTGCATCATCTCTGCAGCACGGCCGGCGGTGGCGGTGCTGTTGGGGTAGTGAGCGTTTGCAGCGCCCAGAGACCGACGACACCGGCCAGCACCGTGAGGGCCAGCGCGTTGAGCAGTCCCCGGTAAACGGGGGGCATGGTGGGATTCATGGCTTCCACGAGGGTAGGAGGGTTGTGGTTGCGCACCGCGCTGGGTGCGCGTTGTGCTGCGAAATCAGCAGATCGGCCGCCAGCCGTATTCAGTGGAGGCAGGCAGGGCCAAGGGGTCACCAGGGCGATGCTGAAGCCCCAGCTGGTGGGCAATCGCCCGGGTCGAGGCGCTGAGCACCGCGTCACGCCAGAGGATCGCGGCTTCTTCGCGGCTCCTGGCGTAGACCACGATGCCACCCCAGGGCGCTACCCCCTGCGCTGCTGGGCTGAAGGCCTGATGTGGCTGCAGCGGAGCCTGCAGGGACTCCAGGAACCAGCCATCCATCCAGACGGCGAACGCTGGGGAGATCCAACGGGCAAGGTCCACAGCAAGGCGCGGGTGGATCCAGGTGCCACGGGCATGATTCGGGCCAGTCGTTACGGTGCTCACAAGGTCACCGCAGATCTGCGGTGACGCCTGCAGGGCTGCGATGTACTCCTTTGTGCGCTCCGCTCTGATGTAGGTGAACCACTCGCGGCCATTGGCCTGGCAGATCGCCGTGGCGTTGACGAACCCGTCAGCCTGCCGGCGCTCGATCGCGGTCCCGTTCCAGGTGCGGGCGTCGACGCCGAGCCCGCGACCGTCCAGCTGCTCCGGCGTGGTGGGCACGCCCGCCAGGGGAGTGGACTGGGTCAGGCGCTGGCGGTAGGCCTCTTGCTTGCAAGCGCTGCTGCAATAGCGGGCATTGGAGCCACGAGCGGCAAATGGCAGGCCGCAGGTGCTGCAGCTGAGCTGGTAGCGTTGTGTGCGCTTCATTGGATGTGCGAGTAGCGGAGGGGGAGGATGCGAAGTTCTGGCCGTTCACGCAAGACGTGCTCGACAGCGGCCTTGGCTTCGCTGATGTTTGCGAAGTCGTTGGGATAGCCCAGCTCCCACAACGCGCGTTCCATCGCGTCGGCGAACGGGCTCCGGTCCCCAGGAGGGGACGGAAGGCAGGTTTTCATTAATCTGTACCAGGAAATGGCGCTCAGCATCCCTGCTGAACATCCGCACCATACACCAACAGGAAAGGGGCTGGCAACGCCAACCCCTCACCAGTGAAACCGGGCCCTGGATACGGTTACAGAACGAGCTCCTGGAAACCCGCTCACCGCGCCCTCCTTACGGTTCAGGCGGACCCGGCAGGGGCAGGCTACCGCCCTCCGCTCACCGGATCATAGAGCCTGCGGTTGCGGATCCGCAACGGGAGACGCAACGGGCTCCCAGGTCAGCAACCCCAGCTGAGCCACCCGATCATCGAGCTCCCGCCGCACTCGCCGCTGACGCTTCACCTTCTCCACCTCAACCGCTTGCACATCGATGGCAAGGGCCAGCTGCAGCACCTCGATAGGCCGCCGGCCCTGCAGCAGGGTCTTGAGTCGCCGGTGGAACTGCTGCATGGGCCCCGATGGGAACGCCAGCCGCCGCGGCTTCTCCCACCAGAGAAGGAGCTGATCGCGATCGCCGGGGTACAGCAGGGCCAAGGCCCGCAGCACCAAATCCCGCAGCGGCTGCAGCCGATCCAGTTCGGGCTCAGCGTCGCTCACCCCATCGGCGCCGATGTGGTCGTCCAGGTTGCTGGTGCCGGTCATCGCCCCCAGCATCTCCCGTAGTTCATCGAGGGTCATCCCGGCCCGTTCGGCGACCTCTTCGGCGGGCACGTCCGGATCGGCCATCAGGCGCTGGATCCTGCCCCACTGCTCGCGCCACTTCGATGGGTATTTGATCATGTGCCCGTGATCCCGAAACCAGTGAAGGACCTCACCCATCACAAACGGCACCACTGCTGTTGAGAGCTTGTAAGGCTCACCGGTCCCGGGGTTGATTCGTTCCGGGTTGTACTTGCGGCAACCACGGATCAACCCCAGATAAGCAACAGCCTCCAGTTCGTCGTACGGCTGGCCGGTTCTGTTCGCGTACCGGGTCGCCACCATCCGCGCCAGGCCAAGATTCTCGGTGATCAGCTCTTCACTGGTTGTAGTGGGCCGCGGGAACGGGGCCGCCGCCTGGCGCTTGGGGTTGGTCATGGCGGGGAGGGCTCCAACCAAGCAGCGCCATCAGGCGCGGGGCAGCCGGGAGTTGCGGTGGTCACGGCTTGCCCTCCTCGCCAGACTGGCGCTGCACCAGTCCGTAAGTGCGGCGCTGAATGCCTTCGACGCGATACCACTCGCTCAGCGCGTCAATCTCATCGGCGCCAACAGACCATGTAACGGTCATTGTCGCGACTTGTCCCGCAGGCATTCTGATGGTGATGTTTTTAATATGTTTCGGGAGTCCCAGTGTTTTAACAAATCGCTCTACAGGACTACCTGGACATAAATGCATCCTCGGCAACCAGTCGCCATTGCGTAGGCAACGGCGACCAGGACCCGCAAGCCACAGCTGCAAGGCAACAAGTAGAGGGGCGGTGATGGCTAGGACAATCATGGCTTCACCCCAGTCACAGGGCTGTCCCAGCCATTCCGCCACTGGACCTCTTTAATGAAACTCATATTGGCTGCAAATGACGCAAATATATGATCAAGAGCCGCTCCAAGTCCCTGGACTCTGCGCTTGAGAATCTGATTATCGTTAATCAACTTCTCCCGCTCGGCTTCAAGCTCCAAACGCCGCCGCGCCTGTGCGGTTGCGCCGCGAATCGCGTAGAGCTTCTGGGACTTGGTGTACTTGCGCCGCCAACGCTTGGCGGGGGGTTGAGGCTGGGGGTCTGGGGAGAGCCAGGGGAAGAGGTTGAGCATGGTGGTGGTGATGGTGTAAAGGTGATGGGATCGGTGTCACCCAGCAAGAGCGATGTGGCTATTTGGCCAAACGACGCCAATAACCTTGTCGCGAAAGACTTCCGCTTCTCTAAGCACAGGGCCACCTTCCCACTTAATAGCGGAATTATCCCAAAGATACACACTAAACACGTAGCAACTTCTTACACCGCCGAGGCTCAGCACCTCACTATAGCCAGAAATTGGCGATACAGAGATAACATCGCAAGCGGCGAATGTGTGGCCGGTGAGCTCAATGAGTGGTTGCTGGTCTTGCATGGTGGTGGTGAGGGCGTGAACTACCGAAAGTCGACAGCGTTCCGGCGACGGGCCGGCGCAGGGGGATCCGCGCGGGCGCCGTGGCCGTAGTGGACTGTCGAGACGCGCATGGGGCCCGTGCCTTGCATGAAGTTGATCGCCTGGCTAAGCGCATCGACCTGGTCGTCGTAGGTGTCGCCGGGAAACTTCAGCAGCTGGCTGGTGAGCAGTGGCGTCAGCGGGTGGTGGCGCGGAAAGAACACACGCCCCTGGTTGAACTCAGGCGTTGCCGCGTTGGCCCTGGCTGTTTTCCCGCCAACGGGGTCAATCGCATGCACGATGAAGCCCGCGGCGGCACGCTGGAGGGTGCTGATCACGGCGCTGCCGTTCGCCTTGTCCTCCACCAGTAACTCCCCAAAGCCCCAAGTGGGCCAGAGCGTGGCGATCTGATCAGTCGTCGCGGCGAAGTCCAGCCGCGTGTTCGTCAGGTTCAGCAACCAGGCGCCGGCCGAGTCCTGACCCCAGAGCTGCATGGCCACCATGTCGGCGCCAGGGGAATCCTTGAAGCTGCAATCCAGGCTTGCGAGCTTGCGCACGAACCGATCGGGCAGCACAGCGTCACCCTTCAGGCCAGGGCGCTCCCGGGTGCCGTAGAACCGGAACATTCCGGCGTTGAACACCGTGCCGCCATCGGGCTGGGGCCGCTGCTGGTAGAGGGCCGCCCAGTCACGCTCGGGGGTGTTGAGGCGCTGAATCCGAGCCCATTTTTCGTCGTAGCGGGTCGGATCGAGTGCTTCGCCCGGTTGCCGATCGTCAATCTCCCGGGTCACCAATGCCGGCAGGGGCTTAATGATCGGCTCGGCGATGATCGGCAGGCTGATCACATGCCAAGGCTCGGCTGCATCGCCGTTACCCTCGCGCTCGAGCTCCTCGACGGTCTTGAGCAACCAGCCGATCAGGTCGGCATCAACCCAGCGGGTGTGGGTGATGATCTTGATTGCCCCGGGTTCGACCCTGGTGTTGAGCACGTTGGACCACCAGCTATGAAGCTGTCGCCGGTAGGCCGCTGATTCGGCCTGCTCCCTGTTTTTGATCGGGTCGTCGACGTTGATCACGTGAGCCGGCAGACCCGTGCCTTTGCCGACGCCAGCCCCCCACCAGCCGCCGATGCCCTGGGCTGTCTTCCACCTGCCCTTGCCCTGGCTGGAAGGCGACAGCACCCCACCAGAGGCGACGTAGTAATCACGGGCCGCTTCGCCGAACTCTTCTGCCAGTGCCTGAGTGTTGGCGCCCTGGCCCCAGGTGCGATCCGGGAACCGCCGGAGGAACCAACCGGACAGCAGCCGGGTGAAGATCGTGGTCTTGAAGTGCCGCGGCGGCAGCTCGATCATCAGCCGCGGCGGCAGATCGCCATCGATGACCCGCTGCCCGATGCTCACCAGTCGGGTGGTGTGCCGCGTCCAGGGGAACGCCGGACAGGCGTCGGTGATGTAGTCGCCGAACGACTTGGCGTAGAGCTCCTGGGCGGCTGGCGTGTTGTTCAACCGCTCCAGCTGTGCCCTCGCCAGGGCGGTAGCGATGGGGTTGGCGAGGGTGTGGGTCATGCGGCCCCCAGCGCCAGGCCGAGCTGGGCACCGTTGAGCCGGTGTTCAGCCATGGCGAAGTAAGCCGGATCGCGCTCAATGCCGATGGCCTGGAAGCCCTCGGACACGGCGGCTTTGATCGTGGTGCCGCTGCCCATGAACGGATCCAGCACGATCCCGCCAGGAGGGGTGACAAGGCGGCAGAGATAGGCCATCAGATCAAGGGGCTTGACGGTGGGATGGGTGACGCCTTGGCGCTCGGCGCGGGTGGCCTTGGTCGTATAAAAGAAGCGGGCGGCGCTGCCGGAGTCGCTGTAGCCAGGCTGCGCAGGTAGCACTGAGCCAGCGGCTACGCCATAGCGGATGTTCGTGGCTGGTTGAATTGTGTCTTTCTTGAATCCGTTAAATCCAGGCCGATCAGCCGGAAACAACCCCAGCACCTCGTCGCTGCCGTCGTGGATCAGGTTGGCGGGCCAGCGGCCGGAGGGGTGCTCAGGGTTGCGAACGTCTCCCATGCCTTGCCCGTAAATGGCATGGCTGTCTTGGTTCTGCTCGCTGACTGTCCCATCTTTCTTTTTCCAGGTTGACCACTGCCCCTCCACCCTGCACCCATCCACATTCAGCGCCCCAGTGCCGTGCTCCAGCACGTTCGCGGCCACGGTGCCGGCCAGTGGCTTGCGGGCCATGGTGATCGGCTCCAGGGCGGGCTTTAGAGCTGTGCCCCAGCCTTGCCACTGGCGGCCTGCATCGGTGGCCGGTTCATCGAAGCGTGGCCTGCTGCTGCTGCTGCCGGTGTCCCAGTCGTCGCCGTATCCGTTGCGCTGCACTTCACCCTGTCGCGTGCATTCGCGGCCCACTCCCGCGGCTTTGTCGATCGCCTTCGAGGCATCCAACGACTTCGGGAATCCCGACCCGTAGACCCAAGCGATCATGTCCCGGATCTCGAAGCCCGCATCCTCAATCCGCACCGCCATCCGATGCTGCGTCCGCGTGCCAGCGAACGCCAGCAGATGCCCGCCAGGCTTGAGCACCCGCAGGCACTCGGCCCAGATCTCCACGCTGGGCACGTCGTAATCCCACCGCTTGCCCATGAAGGCCAGCCCATAAGGCGGATCGGTCACTACCGAGTCCACACTGCAGTCCGGCATGGTGCGGAGGACGTCGAGGCAATCACCTAGGTGCAGTGTGTGGGTCATGCGGCCCCTCGCAACCGCTCGAACCGCAACCCCAGCGCTGCTACTGGGCGCTGCTCAAGGATCGCCAGGCAGATGGCTGATCGGCTGACGAATAGCTCATTGGCGGCTTGGCGAGCATTGGGCCAGGTCTGGCCGGTTTCAATGCATCGAATCCTGTAGTCGCCTCGCTGGTAGGGGTGGGCTGCAGCGACGGCATCAGCCAACTCGCGATCCTCCAGCAGCTGAAACAAGCGATCAGCGCCAAACCCACCAAGCACATCAGGGCGTTCGTGTGCCAGCCGACGCCAACCACGGCGAGACACATAGCGCCTACAGCCCCCCAGGACTGGCCTGAGCAGTTTCTGGAGCTGCGGCTCATAAAGCCAGCGAACGATGCGTGGGACTGGGCAACCGAGGATTAACGCAGCACCACCGGGGCTGAGCAGATCGTCGATGCGGATCCTGCTGCTCCCGCTGGTGAAGCCAAGCTTCCCGAGCTTGAGGCGAATAGCTTTCTCGCTCCGATCCGGCCAACCCTCAGCCTTGGCCTGACGTTGAAACCGCCTTATCAGGATCGCAGGCGGAAGCGAATCGCCCATGTCACTGAGGAGCTCAACCTCAGTGGCGCTCCAGTTGGGAGGCTTGATCCCCATGGCTCACCGCCAGCGGTCCAACCCGCCAGGGGGGGAGGCGTGGGGCTGGGCGGTGTGGAACATCACCCAGCCCCCTCAACCTGCACCCCAATGCCCTGCGCCTGGATCCCCAGCAGCAGGCGCATGCGCTGGTCGTCGCTGAGACCCGCCCCATCGATGGCGGTGACCACCCCGGTCATTGCACGCTGCACGGCGCGACGTTCGGCAGCGGCATCGCTCCAGTCTTCTCGGAAGAACGGCGAATGGGTCAGCAGCCAGGCGGCATCCCTGGGCTCACCGGTAGAGATTTTCTGGGTAAGAGCAATTTCCGCTTCATTCAGTGCACGATGAATGGCTTCCGAAAACCGTCGGAACAATAGCGGCGCGTCTTCTTGGTCGCCTTTCTTAAGCCAATCGCTGACGGTGGCTGGACGGACGCCGATGGCCCTAGCGATCGCCCGATAGGAAGCGCAGTTCCTGGCCACCTCTTCAACGACGGGGATCATCTCCTCGGTCAGGGATGTCGGGCGGCCACCTGGCACAGGACAACACGATGCGCAATGCCAACAGCTTAGCCGGATTCCTGCCGGTTGCGCAAGCCCAAGGGCGACCCATGGCAGGGCGTTACAAGCGAAACAGGCGGTAACGCCAAGCGTAACGCCGGGATCCCTTGCGCTGCAGCTGATCTCACCCTCTTGTTACCATGTTACATCTATAAAGAGAGAAATATATATATAGGGAGAAGGGGAAAACCGTTACTTCACGCGCGCGCACGCATATGGGTCTCCAAACCTGCGACCGTTACAAAAAGCGAAACAACCCAGTCCCTGCAAGGGATCTGGGCTGTTACCACCGGTTACCTTGTAACAAAAACCGTAACGCCTTATTCCCCGAAAACCCTGATGGAGACTGACCTGCTCACTCCGGCGATGCCTTGAAACCGGGTTGGCCCCGCCTTCTCCGCCCCATCCAATCGCCCCAGCACGGTGCTCCAGCTGGCGCCCCAAGGCGTGTCGCGCAGGATGCCGCGGACGCCCTCTGCAGTGTTGGAGACCAGCAAGCGATCCCCGTCTACGCGGAACCCTAGCCGCCCCAGGTGGGCCACGGCAGCGTCTGCCGGCACATCAGCCCGCTCGTTGCCGTTGCGCACGGCTTCCGCGAGCTCCCAGACCGATCTGGTGATGATCGTGCTGCGTGCGTTGACCCTGGCCCCATCGACCACGATGCGCTCGACCTCGACGCGGGCCTGGTGCTGCAGCAGCTTCTGGAGGCAGCGCTGCTCATCGGACTGCTCAGCAGCTTCCCGATACGGCTCCCAGTCCTGCTCATTGATGAGCTGGAGGGCTTCGGCTTCGCTCGGCACGCGATCGTGCATCAGGCACCACGCGCCCGCCAGCAGGGTGCCGTACTGATCACCCTGCCGCTGGCTGCCGAGCCGCTTGGCCGCTGCGGAGCGAAACACGGCGACCGCATCGCGCACCACGGGGATGAGCCGCACCATGCGGGCCGCCAGAGCGTGGCCGATGCCTGGGGTGATCTCAGCCGTCAGCCGCTGATCCAGATCCCGCCAGTGGGCTTCCCGCTGCCCTGGCGGGAGAGTGGAAGGGTTCCGCATGGTGAGCTGGGCGAAGCGGCTTTCGTCGGCGCCGTGCTTCAGGGCTGGGTTGATGGAACAGAGCAGGAACATGGACCGGACCATGAACCGCTGCGCGATGCCATCGGCGCCGCCGCGCCCCACGAACCCACGGCTGGAGCTGGAGCTGACGCGGGCTAGCGCCAGGATTGACTGCATCCGCGTCCGGTCGCTCTGCTCATTGGACTCGGCTTCATCCATCACCACGGGCAGGGCATCGCAGCGCAGTTCCTGCCGCAAGCTGGCCTCGGTGCTGCTGCCCTCGGGCCAGAGCGCCAGATCCTCCAGCAGGGTGCCCAGAAACCGATCGAGGAGGGTGCTCTTGCCGCTCCCCTTCCCCGCGGTGAGCCACAGATGGGGCCTCCACATCAGCGCCCCACCGATCGGCGCCAATGCTGTCCAGCCCGCCAGGAGCAGGCCACTGGCCGGCACGTCCCAGAGGAACCCGCCAGCGATGGTGATGATCTCCGCGCCTTGCTCGGAGCTGAGCGGCACCACATCCGCCGGGAGCTCGATCGCTGCCAACCGCTGATATTTGAACCGCGACCCCGGCAGCTGGAGGGGCTGCTCAACGCCATCGACCAACAGCCGATCGCCCAGGTGAAGGATCGACCGACCGTTGTCCCACCAGGCCCCGCGACCGCGGATCCGCCCCGGGTCGAAGATGCCGACCTGATGCTGCAGGTGATAGAGGTGCGACGCGGCTTCGACGTAGTTGGGCCCCGATCGCCCACCCGGGAACTCCGCCTCCCACCACTGCAGGGGCGCGAGCATGTTCAGGTGAGCGGCGTTGTGGCTGGCCGCCGTGAGCCGCATCACCTGCCCGGTGTTGTGCGGCTGGTAGAAATACGACCCGTTGTCGAACCCCAGCAGATCGAAGGGGTATCGGGGTCGCTCCGGTCGCCCCGGCTCGCTGGCGGGGGGTTCCGGGGGCTTCGGCGGCTCTGGCGCCCCACCGCTCAGCACAGGCTGCGCCAACCGCCCCAGCTCCGCAGCGGCACGCTCCGGAGTCCAGCCGTCGCCGGCCGCATCGCCCAGATCCCATTTCGCGGGCACCCCCTCGGGAGGGATGACCACCGCCACGGTGCAGCCCAGGCCCTGCAGGTGCTCCGCCAGCCACGCCATCACCGCGCGGCCGTCGCGGTCGTTGTCGGGCCAGAGGGTGCAGCTGCGGCCCGCCATGGCTGCCCAGTCGGTGTGTTGCTTGCCCTCTTTGCCGTGACACCAGGACACCACCACGTGATCGGGGAACAGGAGGGCCGCCCGGTTCGCGGTGCGCTCCCCCTCGACCACCAGCACCGGCGCATCAAGCGCTGCCAGCAGCTGGGGTAGCCGGTAGATCGGCCGTGGCGCGGGCCACTCGCTCGTGAAGTCGTCCCGCTTGCTGGGCCTGTGCCAGCGGCCATCGAGCCAGGTGCGATGGACGAAGATCTTGTCCGGCTTGCCCCCGGCCACCTTCGGCGGTCGTGAGATCCGCTGGATCCAGAAGCTGGGGTTTTCCAGATCGGCGCCGTAGGGGTACTGCTCCTCAGCTCCCTCCAGCTCTGGCGGCGGAGTGCCAGCGGGTGGTGCTGTCGGGACCCGCGCGGGCTTGCGGGTGCGCTTGGCGGGAGCTGGAGCGCTGGGCCCTGGTGTCACCGGCTGAGCCGTGGCGACCAGCCCGCAGTAGGCCTCAGCTTTGGCCGCCGCCTCGGGGAACTCGCAGCCCAGCATCCGCATGAGCAGATCGGGGCCGTTGCCGCCGCCACCGGCGTTGTGCTTGCCGCCGCACTGGTTGCAGTACCAGGCGCCCATGCCGTCGCTCTGGTCCCAGCGGAACCGATCAACGTTGCGGCCCTTGCCCTGAGCGATTCCGTTGCGGGTGCAGGCCGGGCATCCCTGCGCCTGGCCATTGAAAGCATGCGGCGGCAGGCCCGCCAGGGCGCTGAGGATCTCCGGCCATCGTCCGGCCGTGATCCGCTCCAGATTGCCCACGGCTTCAGGCCGTGATCGGGTTGTAGGGGGCTGCGCTGTTCTCCATGTGCTTCTCGATCAGCAGCCGGAGGTAGACCGACTTCGGGACCCCCCGCTTCCTTGCTACGCGATTCAGGAACTCGTCCTGATCAACTGTGACGCGCAGGCCTAGGACCCGCATTTTCTGGCGGGAGAGGCTGTCTGGACTACCGGGCGGCATGTTGCTGAGGGCGCTTCGCTTTGCACACTAGCGGTTGCCTCTTGCGTTGCGCAAGCGCAACGGCTAAGCTGTTGGGGCCACCCAGCAAGCGCCCGCTCCCATGCGCACGCCAGCCACTGCCCGGATCAAGCGGTGGTCGTCGGTTCCCCAATGGACCCGACCTGGCCTCTGCGCAACCACAACGGGACCCATCGAGGTTCGCCGGTGACCCCAGGCCGTGCGGCAGACATGGCCGGCGATAAGCGGGGGGGTGGCATCTAATCCCACGGCATCGATCCACGTCATGACCACAACCGCAATGCAGGGTTTGCAGCTGATATTTGATCAGCAAGAAGCGATTGGCGGAATCATCGCCGACATCAAAGCGGGATCGGCTCGCGTTGTGTTGTGCGGCTATGCGGGCACTGGTAAGACGGTCACGACGGCAGCGTTGGTAAATGAATTGACTGAAATTGGAATGAATGTCGTCGTTGCAACGCCAACACATAAGGCGAGGGCGCAGGTGGAGCGAGCGCTTCGAGAGCGCGGTGCTTACGGCTTTGATTGCGTGACAATACATCGTTTGCTTGGCTTGAAGATGAATCGAGACTTTAAGACTGGAAAAGAGTCATTTCAGCCAGACAGCAAAGGACGAAACATGATCAAAGAAGGGATTTGGGAAGAAGAGTATAACGCAAAACGAAAGGTTGATGTCGTTATTGTTGACGAAACATCAATGGTTAGCAGCGAACTATACGCGATATTGCTCGGTGAATTGAGACTGACACATGGTCAATCACTGCCAGTTGTTTTTGTTGGCGATGATCGCCAGCTTTTACCTGTTGGCGAGGAGACTGTAAGTCCTGCTTTTGTGGAAGCCAGATCTATTTATAGGCTCACCAAAGTGTTGCGCCATGACGGAGCGATTCTTAACTTAGCCACCGCAACACGAGAACTTTCTGTTGGTCGTGCCTCATTTGCAAGCGCCGTCGGCGGCGGGACGCGTGTAATCGCCTACAAAAGCCGCCACGAGTGGCGTGAGGCGCTACTTGATATGGCTGACACCGAAGAGGCAATGGAGGATCCCGACTATTGCCGTGCATTGGCGTGGACAAACTCTTCAGTTGAAGAGCTGAATACATGTATTCATGAACGCCGGTTTGGTTTGAATGCGCCTCAATTCAAGACGGGCATGGTTTGCGTAACTTGCGATGCAATCCCTGATCCGATTGGTGGATCGCCACTTTTGCATAGCACTGTAGACGTACTAATCGACTACGCGGCGCTAGATGAATGGAGTGCGCCGTGTGAGTCACCTGGTCAGCTGCCATTGATTCCAGATATGACACAGGAAGATCCGTTCAAGGTTTGGGAGCTAGAGCTGAAGGTTTACGAGGATGACGGGCCTGCGGTTCATGTTCGTGTGCTGGCGCGAGAAGAAGAAAATCGTTGGAAGGAATCTCAAAAGCGCATTGCAGAAGCAGCTAAGTCTGCTAACAGTTCCGCGGATTCAAAATACTTGTGGCGTTTGTTCTATCAGCGCAAAGATCAAATAGGTAGGATTGAACCCGCAAGTGCTCTCACTATTCACAAAAGCCAAGGCAGCACTTTCCGCCATGTGTTTCTTCACTGGAGCATTGACGGCTGGGGATCAGCTCCAACCGCCCAGCAGAACCAGCTTGCCTACGTGGGTATCACCAGAGCGGCGGAGAGTCTGCACGTGGTCGCAGATAGGTGATCACCCTCCACCCCACCAACCCCACTAAATCAGCATGATCCTGATTCAACTCAAGCTTTCCACCATCCTTAAGCAGGTAAAGGAGGCAAACGACAGCGAAAACGCTGAGCAGGTCGAAGCGTTGCTCAAGTTGCTTATCGATGCTGTTGAGAGCTCCGAGGAAAAAACCAAAGAGCACACAGTATTAACTCCCAAAAGTCAGGTTTAATGCACAGATAGGTGATCACCCTCCACCCCTACCAGTCCGACCTAATCCACCGCACCCGCGTTAACGGGTTCCATGCCGGCCATCGCCGCGTGCTCAGCCAGTCACCCACGGGTTCAGGTAAGGGCACAATGCTGGCCTTCCAGGTTCACCGGCTGGCCAGCCATGGCGCCCGGGTCCTGGCCTTGGCTCACCGCAAGGAGCTGGTGGCTGACCTGTCGGGTCGGATTACCCGGGCTGGCGTGGAACATGGCCTGATCGTGCCCAAGGGCTGGGCACCGTTTCAGCCGGAGCTGCGGGTCCAAGTTGGCAGCGTCGACACCATCGGCCGGCGCCTGGACTCCATCCCGCCGCCGGACTGGCTGATCATCGATGAAGCCCACCACCTGGTGGAGGGCAACAAGTGGGGCCGGGTCGTTGACGCCTGGCCTGATGCCTACCTCTGGGGGTTGACCGCAACACCGGAGCGCCTCGATGGTCGCGGGCTCGGCGTCGGCTACGGCGGCTACTTCCAGCATCTGGAGATCGGGCCATCGGTGGAGTGGCTGGTGGATCAGGGCTTCCTGGCCAGGCCGCACTGCTACTCGATCCCCAGTGCCGATCTGGACGACATCCGCAACCCCGACACGCTGGCGGGCCAGCGATTGCAGTCCGAGATGCTGGCCACTCGCCAGGTGATGGGCGACGTGGTGAGCCAGTACCGCAAGCGGGTCGCGAATCACTTCAACGGCACCTGCATCACCTTCGCGGCCAGTGTTGAGCGTGCGGAGGCCTATGCGATCGCCTTTCGGGATGCCGGGATCCCCGCCGCCGCGGTGCACGGGAAGACCCATCCCGATGAGCGGGCCATGATGTTCAGGGACCTGGGCGACGCGAGCCTGAAGGTGCTGGTGAACTACGAAATCGTTGGTGAGGGTGTTGACGTTCCCGGCGTTGCGGCAGTTCAGCTGGTACGGCGCACTGCCAGCCTGTCGTTCTATCTCCAGATGATGGGGAGGGGTATGCGTGCGGCTGATGGCAAAACCCACATGGTTGGCCTCGATCAATGCGGCAACATGCGCCAGCCCGGTTTCGGTTCACCGCTGCGGGAGCGCGAATGGAGCCTGCAGGGCCGATGCGCACGCCCCCGTGAAACCCTGCCAGCCGGCAAGGAGTGCCCCCGCTGCGATGCGTTTCTGCCGGGTCAGCCAAGGGTGTGCACCGAATGCGGGCATGAGTTCAGGATCTGGAGCCGCCCCACCGAAGAAATTGATGGTGATCTGGTGTTCGTCGACCCGAGGATGGAAAAGCTGCGTGAACAGGAGCGCCGCCGCGCAGAGCGCCGTGAGTTGATTCGCGCTTGCGATGGCTCGATAACAGGCTTGTTGGATCTGGCGAAGATTCTCGGCCATAGGCCCGGCTGGGCTCGGATTCAGCACGACTTGCCGTGTTGGCAGCGCAAACGAGCCGCCAACGGGCACCGTGCTGTTTCCATTGCTCAGTGACCATGACCACCGCCCCGAAATCTGAAGCTCGCGTCAGCCGCGAGATCATCGCCACGATCAACGCACCGAACAGCGGGGCCCGGGTCTACCGGAACCACGTCGGCGGCAGCTGGCATGGCGAAAGCACCCGGGTCACGCCTCAGAACCTGAACTCAGCCCGCGCCAGCCTTCGCCCTGGTGACGTGATCGTGCGCCAGGGCCGTTTCTACACCACTGGCCTGAAGCCCGGCAGCGGCGACTGGATCGGCCTGGTGTCGGTGCCGGTGACCCCCGAGATGGTGGGCCAGACCGTAGGCCTGTTCCTGAGCATCGAGACCAAGCGCCCAAAGAACGCCGAAGAACGCCAGGCGCAGCAGGACTGGGCGGCCAATGTCATCCGCGCTGGTGGCCGGGCTGGCTTTGCCCGCAGCGCTGAGGACGCCGCGGCGATCACTTGGCCCTGACCTGCTGCGTTGCGCAGCAGCAGCAAAAGCGACAACGGGAACCGGCTTACGATCCGGGCATGGAAATCCACATCGGGGCCCACCCGGACCTCACACCGTTCTCCAATGCTCCCGTCATGCCCAAGCCTGAACCCCGCGGTTTGCCCTACCGCCCCCGTCTGGTCACCCAGCAGATGGAGCAGGGTGCCAGGCACACCAGGGCGATGCTGGCCTACTGGATCGACCGTTGCGGGCTGACTCTGGGCCAGCTCCAGGCCATCGCGAACTGGGGGTTGGGGGAGCGAGCCACCTTTGACCCCAGCTTCGTGAGCCGAGCAAAGAAGGGAACCATGGGGATCTCGATCCCGAACCTGCTGGCCTTTGACGCGCTGAACCGCGCGATCTGGACCTGGCAAACAAAGGGGCCGGATGAAGCGTGGGCGGTGTTCGGCCCGCCAGGAGCGTGGAAAGTGGAGGACGCCTGGCTGGATCGGGCCCACTGGTTGCCGCTGCCAGAGGACGCCAAGCTGCCGATGGAGCTCCCGGACTATCTGTTTGTCCTGGTGGGGCGGCTCGACCTGCCGTACATCTCCGACCGCCACCTGCTGCCAGCGAACCCGCGCCGCACATCCGAGCAGTTGAGCCAGCTGCTGAACCGCGTGATTCAAGATGCTGGCCTGCTTCCGCGCGATGGCATCCGCCAGCTGTTGGCGGCCTACCCGGTCGCCGATGAGACCCGCCGCGACCGGTTCAGGAGCGTGATCCTGGGCGAGGAGCTGCTGACCGCGGCGGAGCTGGAGTCCGAGCTCCTGGCCGTGGCGGAGGCTATCCGAGCTGTTCGAGGCCTGGAGGTGGGCAGCTATGGCCCGTCCGAGCTGGCCATGGAACTTGACCAGGAGGCGCCGGCGCAGGACTGATGCCATGGGCGACCCACCCGGCGATGAGGGTGGCCTTGGAATCTGAGCCGGGTTTCCCGACCAGGAACCGGCGGTCGAACGCGGTGAGCGCTCCACCCGCGAGGCAGCGCCATGCCGCGTCTGCCTCCTCCATGGTGTCGCAGTAGATCCGAATCATCGATCAGGGGAGCTGAAAGCACCCCGATCCTCGCCCATCGGTTGCTAGTGCGCAACCGTCGCGCTATGCTGTGCACAACCACCGCACGGCACAGCACCGATGTCACCCAGCCCACCAGGATCAGCCCTGGCAACCGTTGATAGCCCAGCTTTTGCGCTGCAGGTCCGCAACGTTGACGACCTAGCCCGCCTGGCGCGGGTGTTCGCAGCGTCCGGGTTGTTTGGCCGCAACGGCAACCAGGAAACCCAGATCGCTGAGTGCGCCATCCGGCTAATGGCCGGCATGGAAGCCGGGTTCTCGCCGTTTGCCAGCGCCACCGGCGTGCACATCATCGAAGGCAAGCCAGCTTTCAGCTCGAATCTCCTGGCGCAGGCTGTGCGGCGCCACCCGGTTTACGACTACCAAGTGCTGGAGCACAGCGCAACAGTTTGCCGCATCCAGTTCACCGCCTACGGCCAACCCATTGGCGTGAGCGAGTTCACGATTGAGATGGCCAAGCGGGCTGGCCTTGCTAGTAAGTCAATCTGGCAAAAGTATCCGGAAAACCTTCTTTTCGCACGTGCGCTCACCAGCGGCATGCGGACCCATTGCCCCGACGCGTTGGGAGGCGCCACTGCCTACACCAAAGAGGAACTGGGCGGAGATGCTGAACCGGTTCCGGTCACTGTGACCGAGGTCACACCCCCTCAGCCGCAACCCCAAGAGCCAACCCCCAGCCTGGCCGAGCTTCGCGCTCAGGCATCCATCGCCTGCGGCAGTGCCGGGCTGACCGCAGAAGGCCTGGAGGCCTTCTGCTCCGAGCTCAGCAGCGGCTATGGAGTGACTCTGGCGGCCGTCTCGTCGGAGCTCCTGGCCAAGATCGTCCGCAGCGGAATCAGCGCCGAAACCGTCGCCCGCTGCAACGCGGCCGGAAAAGCCCTGACCGTCGCTGTCGACAACGAACCCCCTGCCACCTGGCAGGCCACCGAATCCACTGCATCCCATGAATAGCATCACCCTTGTCGGTCGCGCTGGTCGCGATCCCGAAGTCCGCTACTTCGAGTCCGGCAGCTGCGTCGCCAACCTCACGCTTGCGGTGAACCGCCCAGTCAAGAACGAGGAACCGGACTGGTTCAATCTTGAGATCTGGGGGAAACAGGCCCAGGTTGCTGCTGACTACGTCAAGAAAGGATCCTTGATTAGCATCACCGGATCCATGCAGTTCCAGAAATGGACCGACCGGGCTACGGGAGAAGAGCGCTCCAAGCCCGTTGTCCGCGTCGATCGCCTGCAGCTCCTCGGCAGCAAGCGGGATAGCTCTGGCGATGCCGCGCCACAGGCCGATCCCCCCGCAGCCGCGCCCCGACCACGCGCCACCGCTCCAGCTGCCCCGCCAGCGTGGGATGGAAGCGGCGGGGTTTCTGGTGACGAAGACATTCCGTTTTGAGGTGCCGACCATGCCAGCCCCGGATTTTCATGCAATGGCCGCCAGAAAAGCGGAACACCTACCGCCAGATTGGACGCCGCGCATTTACCGGACGTGCGGGACTATTGGGTTTGAGTTGATCGGAGCAGTTCCGATTGGCTTTGTCAGCCGCGGGATTCACAAAGGAAAGCCCAAGTTTCCGCCGCTTCGGGAGATGCTGTGTGTCTACGTCAGCCGTGAACAGCTGGAAAAAACCAAGGCCGCCTGGCAGCAGGTAACTGGCCTCTGCATCCACTGCGGTGGCGATGGACAAGAGATCGCAATGATCAACAGATCCGGCACCACGTACCGCCCTTGCGGTATCTGCCACGGCAGTGGTAAGGGGGTGGCGACATGACCCACACCTACCGCGCTCTGTCCTGCATCGTGCCGTTCCTCGTGGTAATCGGCGCCACGGCCGCCTTTGCCTGGCAGCTCCACCACCCCAACCCCTGCGCCGCAGCTCCGGAGACCTGCCGGCCGGCCTGGCGGGAGGTGCAGTCGTGATCACCTGCAGCAGCTGTTCCAGCGCCATCCCAGATCCCGCTGAGCGGTGGCCCGACGATCACGACGGCACCCTGTGCCAAGAGTGCTGGGAGCGGGCTTGCTCGCGGTCCTGGTGGGTGATGGTGCGAGCCCTGGGGAACGCCGGCCTGCTCGATCCGCGCATGGATTTGCCAGCAGCGGAGGTGCAGTCGTGAGCTCCATCCCCTGGCGGCCTCACCACGAATCCGCTGACGCGTGGGCTGTTTACGATCAGTGGGGCCAGTGCATCGCCACTGTTGCCCCTCAGCCTGACTCTGACGTCTTTTGGCAAGGCGTCGTCAGGTCGCGACCTGATGGCCCCTACCGAGGGATCAGAATCGATCGCTGCCCCAGCCGGGAAAAGGCCATGGGCGTTGTTGGCTATGAGCTCCGGCGCCACTGGCCGGAGGTTGTCGCATCGGAGCTCCCGCCAGGGGATGGAGGTGCGGCGTGATGATCTCCATCGCCGCCTTGCGGCAGCCCGGCTCCACTGGCTTCTCCCGGGACCGGGCGATCCTTGATCTGTTGCAGCTGGCTGAGCTGAATCACGCCCCTGGGCAAGTTAGAACACGGGAGCTTCGGCTCCTGTGGCGCTGCAGCCAGTCCCAGGTTTCCCGCCGTCTGGCCGCTATCAATGAACTGCCGGGCTGGCGGGTTCAGTGGCAGCTGGGTCGCGGCGCAGAGGCCTGGATCGGATCGGTCATTCCGCCGACAAAACCTCTCCCGCCACCCCCTCGGGAGCGGTGGGAGAGGCTGCGCATTGCGTGGGCAGGAGGTGCGGCGTGAGCAACCCACCCGAGCACGGCGGTTTCAGTGAACCCGCCACTGGATCTACTGATCCCGTCAACCACCCTGCTCACTACACCGCTGGAGCGGTTGAGGTGATAGACATTCTGGAGCAGACAGCAGCCAGCGCCCCGGATACGGTAAGCGCTGGGTTGCAGTGGCAAGCACTCAAGTATCTGTTACGGATGTGGCTAAAGAGCAACCCACTTGAGGATGCTCTCAAGGCTCAATGGTACCTAAATAGGTTAATTCTCAGAATTAGGACCACCACCACCAAGGAGACCCCATGACCACCCCAACCCCAACCCCCGCCGACCGCCTGGCGCTTGCGGTGTGCAGGGCTAGTTTGCTCTATCGCATACCAACCTGCCCTAGCCCTTGTCGCCACTGCAGCCGCATCAGCCAGGGCGTCACCCGCGAACTGGCCGCCATCCTCCGGGAGCGGCATGGCAGCTCAGCAACCGCCGATTGGCTGGAGGCGATCGGCAGTTATGCATCCACCGCGACAGAAACCCTATGACCCGTCTCTACTACGACGACGACGACTCAGACCCCTCACAGGAGGGATTAGCGGCTGGCGCATTGTGCTCGGCAATCCGGGGCAAGCGAGGCCAGCAATTCCTGCGCGATCTAGTGCAGGCTTTAGATGCTTTGCCGTCGCCTGAGCTGGCGGCTGGTGCCCTGGAGGACGAGGAGACCGGATGTTGCTGTGCATTCGGCGCTGTCCGTCGGTTTCGTGGCGCTGATGCGGTGCCGTTGTGGTTTCACCCGATGGAAGAAGATATGACTCCAGATAATTTGGCTAAGCCATTCAATGTAAGCGAAACACTTGCCTGGGCTGTAGTTCAGGCTAACGAAGACGGGATGACCGGCAATGACGAATCAACGCGCCGTCGTCGGTGGAAAATAGTTAGAGACTGGGCTGTTAAACGGCTTATTCCCACCACCACCAACACCCCATGAACACCAACCTCAATGCTCTGCCCCCGCAGCGCCCAGATTGCTTTGAGTCGGCCATGGAGTTTCTCGACGAACCTGAGGCGCCAGTGCTTCTGGCTTATGTGGAAGCCTTGGAGGCCCGCGTTGCCCTGGCCCAGCCCGAGCCGCAGGGGCCGACCCGCGACGAGCTTCGAGCCATGGCCGCCGAGTTTGCCGTTCGCACGCCGGAGGAGTTTGCCCTGGCCGTCCTCGCCCGCTGGGGCCGGCCTGCCATCACCCCCACCCCGGTGAGCGAGCGGCCATGGGAGCGCGAAGGGTGGTGCGATGCGCAGGGGCGGTGCTGGCGGGCCGGCCCTTGCGAAAATGGCTGGTGGTCGTATGGCTACCCGCTCGATCTGATGCGCAGCCCTAGCCCGTGGACGCACATGCTCCCCCACTGGGCGCTCCCGGTGCCCACCACCAAGGAGACCCCATGAACACCGACAACAACTATGCTGCCTACCTGCGCTGGTGGGTAAACGAAGGCAGTGGAATGCCGCCACTGGCCAACGAAGATGCAGAGGAGCATGTTCGCCGAATTACTGAGATTGCATGGCTGAACGGCGCCTATTGCGCCCGCGCCGAGCTGGCCAAGTCGGAGGCGGCCGGCCCAAGTATTGAAGACCTCGGGCCCCTGATTTCCTGGCTTGCCGAAAGCGCCACCCAATCCGCAGATGCAGGCAGATCAAGGGATGCCGGCATGTTGACGTGGGCGGCGCAGGTGGTTGGCGAGCGCGTTGACGAGGATGCGCCTGAGTCCGCGCCGGTGGGGCCGAGCCTCCAATGGTCTGAAAACAAGCCGCCCAGCGAGGAATGTAGGTACGACCATTGCATAGCCGAAACGCCATTCGGTCGATTCCTTATTACGTGGAAGAGTTGGAAGCAATTTGATAGCCCAACCGTTGACGAGGCGCCATGGGGGATCTGGTGCGTTGCCTTTGATTCCGTGGATGCAGCCAAAGCTGCCTGCCAGCGGGAGCTAGACGAACGCCTCGCCCGCTGGGTTAACCCTCTGTCCACCACCACCGCGGAGACCCCATGAGCACCCCCAGCTGGCCCCAGTTCGCCCGGATCCCATTCGACAGCACCGTTGCCGCAGTGGTTCGGGCCCTGGGCGTGGAGATCCCGCCAGAGGGGCGACCGCGGTCATTCATGGGACCCGCGGGGTTCATCGCACACCACACCAGCGACGGCCGCTGGCTGGTGCGAGACGGTCGCGCGGCCCGCTACGTCGACGACGGTCCCGACGAAGTGCTGCGAGCCGCCAGGCTCACAGTCGGCACCCCCAGCGGCGACGCCCTCCGGCAATGGCTCTCCTGGTGGGGTGGGAGCCCAAGAAGCGGGAGGTGCCCCATGCCTGACCATTTGATCATCGACGCCAGCCGCCAGCCGAATCAGATCCGCTGCCTGTATTGCGGGTTTGCCGAGGATCTGCGGCTGCCCATGGCTATCCCCGAGCTGGTGGCCTTGGAGCGGCGGATCAACGCCGAGCATCGGGGCTGCAAACCGCAACGAGCGGGGGAGGTGCGGTCGTGAGCAACACCACCAACCGCCTACCGCTTGCCGCAGCCGAGCACATCGCTGTGGGCGTGATGCTGCAGCTGGAGCCCGACTGCGAGGTGATCAGCCTGGCGGGCTCCCTGCGCCGCCAGCGGCCCACGATCGGCGACATTGAGATCGTGTGCGTGCCCAAGGCCTACGACGCCTCGCCGCTGTTCTGCAGCGGCATTGCCAGGGTGGTGAACCAGTGGCCGAAGGTGAAGGGGGAGCTCCCCTGTCGCTACACCCAGCGGATCCTGTCGGAGGGGATCCGGCTCGATCTGTTCATGGTCCATCTCGACGGCTACGGCCTGCAGCGGGCGATCCGCACCGGCTCAGCTGACTGGTGCCGCACGGTGCTGGCGCCGGCCTGGGTGCGGGCTGGCTACCACTCTGAGGGTGGCCTGCTGCGCCGTGCGGATGGCTCGCTGGTGCCCTGCCGCACAGAGCCAGAGCTGTTCACCCTGATCGGCCTCCGGTGGGTAGATCCGCAGGATCGGGAGGTGCCCCACGCCTCAGCACCTGATCATCGACAGCACCCTGCGGCCCGCCGGAGCCGCACTCATCTCACCCCCACCCAATGAAACTCACCTGCTCCCAATCCGACCTCAACGATGACAACCGAAGCACCGACATCAAAGATGGTGCTGCTTTTGAGCGGAAGCGCATCTGCGCAGTCATAGATTACTCAGCCGACCATCTTCACGAAATCAAAGAAATCGGCGAAGTCAATCCCGCTCTTCTTGTATTTGGCCGCATTGTTTTACGGCTGCTTTCCAAGACTGTAAAAGATCTTCCTGATTTCGAGATCTCCTTTGACGAATCCGAGTCAACCCAATGAAACTCACCTGCTCCCAGGCCGAGCTCAACCAGGCCCTCGCCCTGGTGGGCCGCGCCATTTCCAACCGTCCCAGCCACCCGATCCTGGCGGCGGTTCTGGTGGAGGCCAACGCCGGCACCGGCCGTCTGAGCCTCACCGGGTATGACCTGGCCTTGGGGATCCAGACCCAAATCCCCGCCAGCGTCGAGACCAGTGGTACCGCCGCCCTGCCGGCTCGGCTACTCGCTGACCTCGTTGCTAGGTTGCCCAGCTCCAGCCCGGTCACCCTGCAGGTGGAGGACCAGCAGGTGACGATCACCAGCCTGTCGAGCGCGTGCGAGCTGCGGGCCGCCGATCCCAGCGACTACCCCGACATCCCCTCCCCAGCCGGTGAACCGCTGCGCCTCGACCCCGAAGCCATCAGCCGGGCAATCCGGGCCACAGTGTTTGCCGCCGGCACTGATGAATCGAAGCAGATCCTGATGGGCGTGCACCTGCAGCTCGATGGCGCTGGCCTCGAATGCGCCACCACCGATGGCCATCGGTTGGCGGTGCTGCGCGTTGGCGACGACGGCGCCGCGGGTGCCGAGAAGTTCGCGGTCACCATCCCGGCCAGATCCTGCCGGGAGCTGGAGCGGCTGCTGGGGAACCAGCCCGGAACACCGCTAACCCTGTGCCGCCAGGGTGGGCAGCTGATGGCCATCTGCGGCGATCAGGTGCTGATCAGCCGCACCCTGGATGGCACCTATCCCAACTACCGCCAGCTGATCCCGCCCTCATTCAGCCGCAGCCTCACCTTCGACCGCCGGGCCTTTGCCCAGTCGCTCGAGCGGGCTGCTGTGCTGGCCGACCAGCAGAGCAATGTCGTGAAGCTGAGCAGCGACCCCGAGGCCGGCACCGTGACGATCCTGGCCGATGCCCAGGACGTGGGCCGAGGCAGCGAATCCCTGCCGGCGGTCGCCGAAGGCGAGCCCATCGAGATCGCCTTCAATGTGCGTTACCTGCTCGATGGCCTCAAGGCGATGACCTCGGACCAGGTGCTGCTGCGCTGCAACGCCCCCACCACCCCCGCCGTGCTCTCCCCCAGCGGCGACGAGAACGACTTCACCTACCTGGTGATGCCGAT